AGAAGACAAAAAAGAAGAAATAAAGGGGAAACTTGCTGAAGAGTTTGGAGACTTACCGCCACCATGGGAGGCTGGCTATAATCCCGGAAGCTATAATTATCATGTACCTTCAGAAGATGAAGATGGCAACCCGGTTGAAGAGGAAACGATAGCCGAAGAAACAGCACAATATAGAATTGAGGCAACCGACTCGCTAGCGTTCGGGAACTCCAAACAATTCGGTGGTGCTGGCACCATTGGAACAGCGGCAGCAAATGTGACTGATGCGTACCTTAACGCATATAAAGAGGCAATTCTCGAATTCGTTGATACAGATACTTTGCTTGAAGCGCTAGCGCCTCTCCCAGGCGCCGAGCTTATTGCTAGTATATTTAGTAACCCGGCTTGTCCTATGCCTCCTCTATTTAATCCCCCCCTGAATGAATTCTTCAAGACGATGGAGTTGGACTTCTGCCGCGGCCAATTTGGCATCGAATGGCCAAAGTTTCGAAAGATCAGGCCAATCCCAGATTTTTTAAAGATGTTGATGGAGGCATTGCTTGAAGTATTGATGACGCTGGCAATCAAGATCATCATCGCTCTGTTACAAATGATATTAGACATTCTTCTTGGCGCGTTATGTGACATTCTTGGCCTTTTGGGAGATCTCGCCGCCGCGGCGCTTGGGGCAGAAAATGAGTTCGCAAAATCTCTTGATTCTATTCTTGACGATCCTCTATTATCTACCGCGCTGGCAGACGAAGCAACAATAAATAATGCAGCAGGTAATCTTTTCGCCTCCATAGGGAGATCGTGCACGGATCCGGCTGACATACCTAATTCTGATGAAATAGCTGATTTTATATCAAATATGAGCATTGTTTTAACACAGGGGGAGTTGGTAAACCTGCTCAACGCGAACGCCTCAGATGAAGTAATTAGGGTTATAAAACAAGTAATCAAATTCCAAAATCCAAAGTTTAAATGCATTATGCCAAATAAAACTGCAATTGAGGAGTTCTTTAAGAATTTGGGTTCAATGCTTGATCCAGAATTTAAAACACAGGCAGCCACAGTAGGCCGGCCCATTTACCCATCTCTATGTGGCACGCCAGAGAATCTTGAAAAAATAAACAAATTGCGTTGCGATTTGTTATCAGAAAAAGGCTTGTCGCCAGAAGCTTGCGAAAAGCAGATTAGCGACTTGAAAGATCAGGCGCTTTCTGATTTGGCTACATTGGCAAATATTGTTCAGAACGGCCCTCTTGCAAACATGCCCACAATTATGGACGACCCCTCCAATTGCGATACTCCACCAGGTATTTTGCCTAGGGACTCAGATGTTCCTGGTGGTACCAATATTACTCAGAGAGTAATAGTCGATTCCTTGTTTGGTGTTATGGAGTCTGAATTTGCAGACGACTTAGTGCGCCGCGGCGGCTTTCTTACGATGGTGTTGAGCGACAAACACGGAAGGAACTTGACTGCGCACAATTATCATGTCTTTTGGACAATGGTGATGAGTCTGACTGTGGCTGGCGCCACACATGAGGATCTTTTCCCAACAACAGTTAGCAACTATTTAAAAGAGGGAGTTTGGGGCAATGGCACCAATGGCCCTGGAACTTCAACTCACGATCCGTCTGGCACCCAAAGTTTCTTGCAAAATTCCTTTACTGACAACACTAGCGATCCGGATGCATACGACTTGACGCTTGGTTATGCTAATTATTATCCCAAGGATCACTACAAATACTACAGTTTTGAATTAGGCTATCAACATTCGGATCACAGAGAAGACGCAGAAGCTTATACGCTAAACAATAGATATCAGATAGGAATATCGGAGATTTTCAATTATAATGTTGAAACATCATCTGATGCTGCTACCGGTACGCAAACCGTTCAGGATACATCATATGTGATAAAAGGCGAGGATGAAATCCCAGCAGAGATTGTGGAATATATAGAAGATACTCTGGGGCTGGATATAGAGTTGGACATCACCGCGCCTGATAGAATCTCCCCTCAAGCAGCGGTATTTGGGAGATATATAGAGTGGATATTAAGAAACAGAGCCGATGCATCTGGCCCTGAAGCTGATATCGACGCAATAACTGAGATATGTCAAACTGATATGTTTGAATATATTAATAATGAATTTTTCAAGAAGTTTGCGAAAACCTTGAGAGACCCGACTAATCATGCCTTTTACTATGGCGCTGGAACATTTTCTGGAAATACTCCCACTCAGTTTGCCCCAACAAAGATAGACTTAGATGAGCATCATACACACCCAGTTACCGGGGAACCCATACCTTTAGAACCGTTGGCTTTTGGCGGAAACGAGTACCTTCCTGCCTTCTATATGCAGCCCAACCAAAATCGCCCTGGATGGCATGGCATTGCAGGCAAAATGATACCAGAGTGGGATAAATGCGAACCTCGTAGAAAGCACATTATAAGGTTCGATGATATAACCGATCATATTGAGACTCTGAAAAACGAGTTGCCAGATGATCCTAGGTTTGATCAGGATCCTTTTTGTAGGACAGAGCCTCCCTGTTCCAAATTAATTCCGCGAGCAACACTAGCGATGATTAGCGGCTATATACTCGCAACTATAAGAATTTATACCACAGAAGTTTATCTCAAATCAGCAGCCACATTTCTAACATTTAATGGGGACTTCCCAGAAGTGTATAGTGATGCTTTGTCTAGGTTCATTACCAAAGAATTTAAGGATGGATTTTATCAATATTCGAAGAAAGGGTGGGGAAAAGCAAGAAATAATGAATATTGGTATCGTTTCCTGGAGATGGCTGTACAGCTTTTTGGCGCCAATGTAGATGGCGGCAGAATAGAGCCAACGATAGATGAGATAGAAGCAATGGATATGATTAATTCTTTGCAGAAAATATGGCTTAAAGATACAGATCCTCCCAGCGGGAAGGAGTATGCCGGCACAGGAGCAATACTGACAAAAAGTCAGCCGCCCTCGCTTATGATGAAGGCTGTCGCTTTCCTCGGCGCCGACCCCCACCCTTCTCTCGCGCTTTCCGAGGAAGACACCCTTAAAGAATCGGAAGCTAAAAAAATTAAAGAAAAAGCTTGGGATCTATTTATGCAAGAGATAGAGCCATATGCGATAACCCTTTTAAGTCGATCTGTAGCAAATGAGATTGAGTTTATATCTAAGGAATTTTCTTCAAGACTTCCTCCAAAATATAGAACTATGTCTCAAGCATTGTTAGGGGATCCGTATTGGATACAGGGAAACCTTGAATTCGGTGAGTCAGCAGATCCAGAAGACGAGCCCGTCATGACGGCAGATACAAATCCATTTAATGTTGTACCACATGTGGCAGTCACTCCTTCGGGCGGCATGCTGGATGCCCCACCGGCTACAAGCGTAACAGATCCTCTAGGAGCTACTCATGAGCTGCCCGTCTCCAACGCGTGGGTACAAGGGGGCGCTCATGACTACTGGCCGTTTGCATTAGAAAAGTTCATATCAGTTACAGATTATGAAGTTAGTGACTTTGCCGACGAAGATGAGGCAGAGCTAGCTAGTAAATATGGTACACTAATAAGCGTGTCTGGCGTTAAAGTGCCAGAAGTTTGGTATAACATTGTTAAAAACAGAAATTCGAATTTGTATGATGTTGTGAATATGGAGGAATTTAGTAATTATCTGTCAGCCAGCTCGGCTGCATTTGGCACCCTAACAAGAGGAGATTTGTGGAGAAAGTGGTCCTACGGCTTGCGAGTTATCTTTGTCCCAAATAAAAATTATACCGGTGCTCTGCCAAATCTTAGAGAGAATTTCAGTGAAGTTGCAAAGAATATAACTGGTGTAGTCAAGCAGGATAATAAGGCATTTTCTATCGGAAGTGATTCTGATTTGGAACTTAATACATTTAATGTCCCTCTAGCCAGAGGGCTGCTGGATATTGATATGACATGGACAGCGCATGACACTTCTTGGGCTGTAAGTTATGATTATGATGGAGGCTTCACCGCGTTAGTACAAGATTTAGTTTGTAGTCCATCTTATAGAATGATATTTGAGTATTGTTTTAATTTGCCGAGAATGGCATCCATCATGGCAATATACACTAGTAGGGCATTCTTGCCTTCCATTGGCGCATCAGAGGAGGGCTCCCCTAGCCCTGCAAATGATGGGTGGGAGGCAAAAAAAGAGATCATGAACGCGTTCACCTGGCTCAGTGATTATTACGGCGGCGGGAGTGAAATGTCTTGGTTCGCCATTGACTATGCAGACTGGAATCAGGGGAAAATATTCGACAGGACAAAAGAATTAGCTTCAGAGATGTTTGGGGAGCTATATGAATCAGCTGACCCTACTTATATGGGAGACGATGATAAAGATAAGGAAAGAAAGGCAAACGAAGACAAGGGAGAATTTAATGTTCGATGGCCTAAGTTTAGTTGGAGATTGTGGCAAAAAGAAGTTGGGCGCCCGTATGATATGAATGGAGATCTCTGTTACAACCCAGAAGATGAATAGCGTGATTAAAAGGAGAAAGTAAAAATGTCAGGTATTGGTGCAGCACTCCCCTTGGAGATTTCATATGAAGATGGGCCCTATGGTCTGCTTAAGACAATTAAACAGGTTGCTGCGCAGAATTTAAAGATGCTAATTTTTACAAATCCTGGCGAAAGAGTCATGGATCCTGACTTTGGCGTGGGAATTAGGACATATCTATTTCTTCAAAATCACGAGAGAGTCTATGCCACCTTAGAAACGGAAATATTTGAGCAGGTGTCTAAATATATCCCATATGTATCAATCCGAAAAATTTATTTGAACACGCCACTAACAAATCCGGAGATACCAGATAACTTTTTAGGACTGAGAATAGAGTATATTATACAGCCTTTTGGCTCTTCCAATGTTTTGTCGCTATCAATTTCGGCTTAATTAACTATTTACTGTGAGAAGGAACATTATACATGGCAAACAAGAAAATCCCTATTAGGTATACGAGCAAAGATTTCAATGAAATTAAGAGCGACTTAGTAGAATATGCAAGACGCTATTATCCAGAAACTTATAAGGACTTCAATCAGGCTTCTTTCGGCTCTTTGATGCTGGATACTGTTGCATATGCAGGAGATGTATTATCTTTCTACTTGGACTATCAGACGAATGAATCTTTCCTAGATACTGCTGTTGAATACGATAATATTGTCAGAGTCGGTCGGCAATTGGGGTACAAACATGCTGAAAATTCCGTATCAACTGGAGTGGCTACGCTTTATGTTATAATCCCAGCAAATGACACTGGATTGGGCCCAAACATGAATTATCTTCCGATATTGAAGCGAGGATCAACATTAACATCTAAAAATGGAAATACATATGTTTTAGATGAAGATGTTAGATTCGACAACCCAAACAGCGACACTGTTGTGGCGAGAGTTAATAATTCGACGGGAGTTCCAACTTCCTATGCTGTAAAGAATTATGGAAAAGTGGTTTCCGGCGAGTTCAGTAGAGAGAATATAATTCTGGGACAATTTCAGAAATTCCGAAAAGTTAAATTAGCATCAACAAGAATTTCTGAAATCATATCAGTTTTTGATTCAGAGGGACACGAATATTTTCAAGTTGATCATCTCACTCAAAATGTTGTATATAAGTCTGTCACAAATTATGGCGATGATAACACTACTGTTCCGACAATACTAAAACCATTCGTTGTTCCTAGAAGGTTTACTCTTGAGAAAATAGATGGCAAGTTTTATTTGCAGTTTGGCTATGGTTCTGACTCTGAGCTAAACACTTCTTCGATAGCAGAGCCCAGCGAATTGGTACTGAAGATGCATTCTAGGAATTACATAACAGATAGCACATTCGATCCAGCAAAGCTTTTGGATACAGATAAATTTGGAGTAGCCCCGGCAAACACTACTTTGACAGTATCTTATAGAGCCAACTCAAGAGAGAACACTAATGCTGCTATTGGTGCCCTCAACAGAGTCTCTTCGGCAGTGTTAGATTTTGCTGATCCGACATTGGTGTCGAGTAAAGTAAGGAATCAAATTAAATCATCTTTTGAGGCATCCAATGAAGAGGCTATCGTTGGTAGTGTTACTGGCATTTCAAAAGAAGAATATAGAATGAGGGCGATTGATCATTTCGCGACTCAAAATAGGGCAGTAACATTACAGGATTTTGAAGCC